AGAATTTTTCTGTTCTTAGAGAGACAGTTCACGAAGTGACACATGCGTTGATCGGTTGACCAATTTCTTTGTTATCATAGGTACATCAGCAAAAGAAATGAATGTCCCAACAGGAAATTAAAGGAAATCTCGCAAGACTTCTAGCAACAGAGAACCTAGTAGTTGAGCATCGTAGTGTACCCACTGCACAGTTTAATGTGGACACTAGAGTATTGACCCTACCTAACTGGGATAAAGCAAGCAGCATTGTATATGATATGCTTGTTGGTCATGAGGTTGGACATGCATTGTTCACACCTAATGAGGACTGGACTCTAAAGGTTAAAGTTCCCCAGTCATATGTGAATGTCGTTGAAGATGTTCGCATTGAGAAATTAATGAAGCGTAAGTATCCTGGTCTACGTAAGAGCTTTGCTGGTGGGTATGCTGAACTCAACGCATTGGACTTCTTTGAGATTCAAGATGAGAACCTAGAAGAGTTTGCTTTGATTGACCGTATCAATCTACACTATAAGGTTGGTGCTTCTGCTTTGATTCCTTTCGCAGAAGAGGAGAGAGTATTTGTAACACGTGCAGAGAACACAGAAACATTTGATGAGGTACTAAGCCTTGCTGAAGAGATTCGTCAGTTCGTAGAAGCACAGCAAAAGGAGCAACAACAGAATCAACAAGAGTCTTCTCTCAATAATGAAGATGGTAAGATGGAATTGAATCAAGATAGTGAAGGTGAAGATTCTGATGAGACTGAGCAGCAGCAACAGCAGCAGTCAGGTGGTGATGATTTAACTGATGAAGAGTTAGAGGAAGAGTTTGACAGAGAGAATCCTCAGTACAATAAAGGTGGTGAGCATTACGAAGGTGAGACTCAAGAGAAGTTTGATAGAAAAGCAGAGTCACTATCTGATACAAACTACGGTAGAGATATAACTTATGTTGAGATTCCTGAGAAGGTTAATCTTGATAAGCATATCGTTGACTGGAAGGTTGTACATGAGTGGATAGAGAGTCATCAAGGTGATGAAAGTGAGAAGTACAATGAGTATGATGACAGAGCATCTAGAGCAGATGTTTATCGTGAGTACCAAGAGTTTCGTAACGAGAACAAGAAAGAAGTTAACTATCTTGTTAAAGAGTTTGAGTGCCGTAAGTCTGCTGATGCATATGCAAGATCTTCTACAGCAAGAACTGGTGTATTAGATACAAAGAATCTTCACACATATAAGTTCAATGATGATCTATTCAAGAGAATAAACATTATTCCTGATGGTAAGAACCACGGTATGATCTTTGTTCTTGACTGGTCTGGATCTATGCAGTATGAAATCTTTGCTACTGTTAAGCAACTACTTAATTTAACTGCATTCTGTAAGAAAGTTCAGATACCATTTGAAGTATATGCTTTCACAAATGAGTGGCAGAAAGTAGCACGTGCTCTTGATACTGGTGAAAAGATCAATCCTTATAGTGGATGGTATGGTAACTCTTACAGAGAGTATACAGGATTGAAAAGAAATGAGATTTACATACCAGAAGGTGAGTTTCACATGGTTAACTTCTTATCTTCTCGTTCTAATCCAAAGGATTATGAGAGACAGTGCAAGAACTTCTTTGCAGAAGCTTATGCTTTCGGACACAGAACTCTATACCATTGGACAGTAGGATTAGAACTATCTGGTACTCCATTGAATGAAGCAATTGTATTACTAAATCATATTATTCCTAAATTCAAAAAGGATAATGATCTTCAGAAAGTAAATGCTTGTATTCTAACTGATGGTGAAGCAATGTCTTTATCCTATGGTGCTGGTACACAGTATGAAGGTGAAGAAGAAACAGTACGTCCTCGCAGTCTTGACTATGGTAACGTACAGTTACGTGATCGTAAGACTGGTAGAATCTATAAGCAGATGGATGGATACCAGAATACAACCACCACATTGATTCAACAAGTACGTGACAGAAATGCTGGTGTAAGTGTAACTGGATTTCGTATCCTTCCACCTACCAGATTATCTGAGTTCGTTGCTAGATTTGCTGACTACTCACATTACGAGGAAGTACAGAAGCAGTGGAGAAAGCAGAAGTCTGCTATCCTACCATTCCCTAAAGGATACAGTGCTCTCTATGCTATCTCATCAAAGAATCTTGATGAGGATGTTGAGTTTGAAGTTAAGGAAGGTGCTAAGAAAGCAGATATCTCTAGAGCATTTAAAAAGATGCTTAAGAGTAAGTCCACCAATAAGAAACTTCTTAGTTCATTCGTTGAGCAGATAGCGTGACAGTCAACAAACTGTCACCCTACTGGTTGAAAGTAATCAACCATCCATTATACTATATTCATACAAACAAAAAATCCGATGCCTTTCCAATCCAAATTTACTAACGATGACTTGATTAACTTCCTATCAAAGGATGGTGAAGTAGTAACTAGCGATCAGGTTAAAGGTGCTGCTGAACATTTTGGAGTGAAGGTTCAGAGCGTCACTAAAAGAATTAAGAAACTTCCACAGTTCCAGAAAGTAACACGTGGAACATGGAACCTATCTGTAGCAGAGAAACTAGAGAGAGTCTATGAAGGACTACCAGCAACACCTGCTGTAGAAGAAAACTTCGTACCAGATAAGGATCCGAATTATGTACCGTTTGGTAATTTCTCTGATGTTAAGAGAATTATCAATTCCAACATGTTCTATCCTACATTCATTACTGGACTCTCTGGTAATGGTAAGACACTTAGTGTAGAGCAAGCATGTGCTCAACTAAATAGGGAACTAATTCGTGTAAACATTACAATAGAGACAGATGAAGATGATCTCATTGGTGGGTTCCGTCTTGTTAACGGTGCAACCGTCTGGCACGATGGACCAGTTATTCAAGCTCTCAACAGAGGAGCTATCTTGCTCCTTGACGAAGTTGACCTTGCCTCAAACAAAATCCTCTGCCTCCAGTCCATCCTTGAGGGTAAAGGAGTTTTCCTTAAAAAAATTGGAAGATTCGTCAAACCAGCGAAGGGGTTCAACATCATTGCACCGCAAATACTAAAGGTAAAGGTTCAGATGATGGACGATTTATTGGAACTAACGTGCTCAATGAAGCCTTCCTTGAGCGATTCGCATTGACATTTGAGCAAGAGTATCCTACAGTAGCTACTGAGACTAAGATTCTCCAGAAAGCAGCAGGAAACCTTGGTGTTCTTGACGAAGAGTTCTGCACTAACCTTGCTAACTGGGCAGACATCATCCGTCGTACATTCAAGGATGGTGGTATTGATGAAGTAATTTCTACACGTAGGTTAGTACATATAATTCGTGCTTATAGTATCTTTGGTGATGAACAGAAAGCAATCAATGTTTGCTTGAATAGATTTGATGATGATACTAAACAGTCATTTATAGATCTTTATGATAAGATCCTTGCTCCTGAAGAGGAAACTATTGATGATGCGTTTGACAAAGCCGAAGACATGGCATATAATGAAGGGTAATAATTCCCTTCATTATGAATAGAAAATACAATGAGGAGGAGTATCTAAAAGAGATCTCTGACTATATTGCAAATACATACCGAGGTCATTATTCTGTAGGAAATGTACAGACTCTTGATCTCATTGATTCTGTAGGTGACGCTGAAGCCTTTTGTAGAAGTAATGTTCTAAAGTATGCTTCACGTTATGACAGAAAAGGATCTGCACGTAAGGATATCATAAAGATTATTCATTATGGTATACTACTATTACACTTCAACGATAAACGTGAGAAGTCCAATTCTATAACCGCAGGTACAACATCTGCTTTTGCTGTTGATTATGACAAATGAAAATTTCCACTGAAACTCTAAACATTCTTAAAAACTTCTCTACTATCAATTCATCATTGGTAGTAAAACAGGGTAATACTATTCGTACTATTTCTCCTGCTAAAAATATACTTGCAAAGTTTGAATGTCCAGAGAGCTTTGATAATGACTTTGCAGTCTATGATTTAAATGAATTTCTTGGTGGGTTATCACTTTTTAAGGATCCTGATTTTAATTTTAGTGATCCATCTTATCTTTTGATTAATAGTGGTAAGTCTAAGGTCAAGTATTTCTTTTCTGATCCTAGTGTAATTACAGCCCCTCCAGAGAAAGATATTGTTCTTCCTACTGTGGATGTAGAATTCACATTGACTGAAGAAGTATTATCTTCTTTGCTTCGTGCTGCTAGTGTATATCAGTTACCAGATTTATCTTTGGTTGGTGATGGTACAGAGATTAATTTAGTTGTTCGTACTAAGAATAATGATACTTCTAATAATTTCTCTGTTAAAGTTGGTGATACAGATAAGAATTTTAGTTTTAACTTTAAAGTAGAGAATTTGAAGATTATGCCTGGCGTTTATAATGTACAAGTATCAACTGCAAATATATCTCAGTTTGTACATGATAAGTGGAACTTGTCTTATTTAATTGCTTTAGAACCTGATTCTACATTTGGATGATGACTTTACCAGAAGCACCTTATACCAATGGTTCTTTATCAGTGGTAGTTCCAATGGATGATATGGAACTTATATTAAGACAGATGTGGAAGTCTCGTAAAATGGAACCTAAGATGGGTGAATTGTATGAGAAGTATTTAAAACTTACAACCTTTGAATAATGAGTGATTTTATATGGGTTGAAAAATATAGACCCAAAACAATTGAAGATTGTATCTTACCAGATAACATAAAGAAAACATTTAAGGAATTTCTAAATAGAGGAGAAATACCTAATATGCTTCTTGCTGGTCCTCCTGGTATAGGAAAGACTACTGTTGCAAAAGCATTGTGTAATGAGTTGGGAGTGGACTTCTATGTCATCAACGGATCCGATGAAGGAAGATTTCTTGATACAGTCAGAAACAATGCAAAGAACTTTGCATCAACAGTATCTCTTACGTCGGAAGCGAAGCACAAGGTCATCATCATTGACGAGGCAGACAACACAGGCAATGATGTACAACTCTTACTCAGAGCCTTCATTGAAGAATTTGCAGGAAACTGTAGATTTATTTTCACCTGTAACTACAAGAATAAAATACTCGAACCCCTCCACTCAAGGTGTGCTGTGGTTGACTTTTCTATTAGAGGAAAAGAGAAACAGCAAATCGCTGCTTCATTCTTCCAAAGACTCAATTTTATCTTGGAGCAAGAGAGGATTGAAACTGATAAGAAAGTATTAGTAGAATTAATTAATAAGCATTTTCCTGATTGGAGAAGAGTGTTAAATGAGTGTCAGAGATATTCAGTTAGTGGTAAGATAGATAGTGGAATATTAGCAGCATTTTCAGATGTAGCAGTCGATGACCTTATTAAAAATCTCAAAGTAAAAAACTTCCCTGAAGTTCGTAAGTGGGTCAACAGTAATATGGACAACGATACTTCTGTCCTATTCCGTAGGATTTATGATAGTCTTTACGAATCTTTGGTTCCGAATACTATACCTGCTGCTGTTCTTGTTATTGCTAAGTATCAATATCAGATGGCATTCGTTGCAGATCAAGAAATAAACATGTTAGCATGTCTTACTGAGATAATGGTGGAGTGTGAGTTTAAATGAAGAAAATTTGTGCTATAATAAGGAAATGGTTAGACCTATCAACAAATGAGCCTTGGAAAAAAAATGAGAACACAAAATAAAGAAAACTATTACTATGTTTTTTGGGTAGTGGCAATGGTTGCTTTTATAGTTCCACAAGTATTTACCGCATTGGCATATCATAAGATTGCTGATTATTTAAATAACAACCCAGTAAAAGTTCAAGTGGTACAATGATTACAAAAGAAAAACAAAGGAACCAAGTGAAATCCAAATTTTACTATATTTTTTGGGGTCTTGCTACTGCATCAGTATTTGTTGGGCAGATGTATGTTGGATCTGGATATCGTCAGATGTCAAGATCTTTTAATCGTATCATGGATACTATAGTTCTTGAACTTGAAGGTTCTATACAAGATAACAGGAGGTTTTATTAATGAAACAGACAGAAAACTTAGAGCAACTCTTAGCAAGATTTACTAAGAGAACTACACAACTTGAAGAAGAACAAGCAAAACTTGATGATGCTTATGAAAAATGGGTAAAGTTGGATGAACAACTTCACTATCTTCGTGGTTGTAAAGAGACAGTAGAATATCTTATGACTGGTAAGTTACCTAATGATGGTAATCATGATGGAATGGCTCATCATAAACCACGTCATGGTGGAGATATGGATGCTCTATGAGGCCAGAAACCAGAACGGCAATGGAAATGTTGTTTTGTGCAAAATGGAATGTTCCACAAGCAGCAAAACATTGTAACCTTACTCGTAAGGAAATGATGATTACTTTTAATGAGTATTGTGCCTTGCACGGACCAACCTATACCAAATTTGATAACGCAATTCAATTGCATTTAAATTATGAAAGCACTGAAGACTCCTTTAAGATATCCAGGAGGAAAGTCAAAAGCAATTAAAACATTAGCACAATGGTACCCTAAAGTTATTACTGAATATAGGGAACCATTTATTGGTGGTGGATCTATTGCAATTGATATTACTAAGGCAAATCCAGACATACCTGTATGGATAAATGACTTATATGTGCCTCTTTATAATTTCTGGGTACAACTTAGGGATAGGGGAAAAGAACTCTCTGAGAGGGTTAGAGAGGAGAAACAGAGGACATTAGATGAGGGTGATAAGGATAAAGTAACTGAAAAGGCAAAAGAACTGTTTAATAAGTATAAAGTAGAGATTGATACTTATGATGATTTTGAGAAGGCAGTAGCATTCTTCATAATGAATAAATGTAGTTTCTCTGGGTTAACGGAGAATAGTACTTTTTCTAAGACAGCATCTAATTCTAATTTTTCTCTTGTTGGAGCAGATAAACTTGCTGAGTTTTCTAAATTGATTAAGAATTGGAAGATTACTAATATTGATTATTCTGAAGTAATGAAGGCAAAAGGATATGCTGATACTTTTATATTTTTAGATCCACCTTATGATATAAAAGATTTTCTTTATGGTAAAAATAGAGAGATGCATAAATCATTTGATCATGATTTATTTGCTGATCATGTTTCTACATGTATGCATAAGTTTATGATAACATATAATAAAAATGATCGTTTAGTTGAACTATATAAGAATTATAACCTTAAAGATTGGAAGTTGAGGTATTCTATGGCTCATCGTGGTGATAAAGGAACTGATGATAATGTTAAAACTGAATTATTAATTACTAATTATCAAATTAATCCACCAAATGCATTACAGGAGATGATAGATTAATGTCAGAAGAACATATTAATGACCTCTATGAGGATATGGAGAGGTTGAATGCCTTATATGAAGAGATGATGTGGCCACATGATGTGGAACTTGATTTCTCTGCTGATTATGAAAATAATCGTATTATAATATCATTAAAGGATGATAAAATAAAACGACCTGCATTATGACTGATATTATTACTCAATTAAAAAATCCCAAAACAGTAAATTATCAAAGATTAAAAGAAAATATTTTATCTGATCAATTTGCATGGTATTATACTAGTAGTATTAATAATAATAATAGGTTTAAAAAAAACTATGAACTTCCTTATAATGAGGTACCATTTTTTTCTCATTCACTTATAGAAAGACCAGTTCCAGGTCAGAACTATTCTACAATTAGGGATGAGTATATTTCAGAATTTCAAAAAATATTTGATGAAATATTTTCATATAATAATTTACAATTGAATTGTTTTTATAGAATGAATGTTAATTTGGTTCAACCCACTAAAGATCACTTAACAATTCCTTTTCATAGTGATCATCCATGGCCTCACAAAAATATATTAATATATCTTACAAATGCTGGTGGAGAAACTATATGTGAAGATGAATCTTTTAATCCTTCTGAAGATGATATAATAACTTTTAGTGGGTATCCTGAACGCCATTGTCATAAGACACCTATAGAAAAAAATAGAATCATTATAGTAGCAACTTATATTTGATGGATCATTACTATGAATACCTTAAACGACAACATTATCTGGCAACACATATGGAATTAACAGAAGAAAATGTAGTAAGAGTTTTAGAAGAACTTGTTCCTTACATAGAAGCGGATGGAGGATTTCTTCATCTTGTAGAGATAGAATACGAAACAGGATATGTTAAAGTAAAGTTAGGTGGTGCCTGTGAGACATGTGCTATGAGTACAATGACATTAAAACAAGGTATCGAACGTAAACTAATGGAAGAAATTCCTGATGTTGTTGGCGTTGTACAAGTATTATGAAGGGTTATACTAAAGAAGATATTAAAAGGATTTTAGGATCTTCTTGGCCTACTATGCCTGAAGGTCATGAGACTGGTAATCAGTTAAGAAGAAGAAAGGGAAAAGAGATGAGGGAAGGGAAGAGACCTTATCCTACATACCCTGCAAAGAAGGTAGGTCCAAACTTTGATAAGGATGGAAAATATATTTACCCAGAAGGTAGTGGGTTTAATTATTTGGAGAGATTAGATCCTAATTCTGAATGGGGTGGTAAAGTATCATGAGTGGGATACCTAATATTCCTAATATTACTACTAATGGTAGTGGTATACCTCTCATTCAGGTTAATGGTACTAACCCAATACAAGTAAATGGTACTGGAGTACAATTTGTACAAAATATTCAATCAACAAATACAACTATAAGACCTATTGGTGTAAGTGCGATTGCTGATGCTAGAGTGTTTATGAATAATTCTCCAACAGTAATTCCACCATCTGTTCCTGTTACTGAGATTATAGGAACTCCTATAGTTAATATGCCTGGTTGTGTAAAGGTTCATAAGGAGAATGTTAAAGAGAGAAATAGAAATAAGATGTTGGTCGATGATGACCCTAAAGGTAATACAGTATTATGCGATGCTGGTGCTCCTTACTATCATCCAGCAGACTATGATTATAGAGGACTAAGTTGGCAGACTGTATATAATGAATCAGATGAAACACCTGAAGGTATTGATACTGGAGAACCACCTGCACCTGAGATACCAGATGCTCCATCAGCACCTGAAACGCCAGGTGAAACTGCTGGTAAGGTAGAGTGTCCTCCACCTAATGCAAGAAGAATAGGTGATTTAAATCAGGCAGGTACAGAAAAAGTTATTGGATATGAATTAACTCCTGACGGAAAAATTTGCGAAACAAAATGGGAGACATTATCCTTTACAGAACAATATCTCCCATCGGTTCCTATTGTAGCAACTACTGCTACTATTGCTCTTGTTGCGACTTCATCTGCCCTACTTGCCAAACCCCTAGCAGATCTGCTTCTGAAGGTGGTGAAACCTCTGATAAAGAAGGTCGTTGCCAAGGTAAAGAAAGTGATGGGAAAAACCGACCCTGTTTTATCTGTTCGGGAACGGATGCTTGCTCAGAGAGATCGGAATCGGGCGGTGATGGAACTTCGGAAGGCGTTGAAGAAGTAGGAGTAGTCCACTGTGGTTGTGGTATCTGGTGTTCATGTGGTTCTACCTTTCCACCAGGTGCAGTAACAACTACGTCAGCACATACACTAAAGTATGGTGAGTTAGGATGGAACATTATACCAGCCTTTTTAAGTTCGCCACAATTTTTAAGACGAGCAATCTCAAAGTCTAATCTTTTATTAGCAACTACTTGAGCAGCTAGTGCATTTTGATTTGCAGCAGCTTCATGGCATTGTCTTTGGAATTTTCTATTTAATGGTATAGAAAGAGTAGCAGATAAACCTACGTTAAATGATTGGTTTGCTCTCATGTCTGTACGTACAGGCTTGAACCATGTAGGTGTCATCTCACCACTACCATCAACTATATCTGGAACACCATTAGGACTGTCTATATCTTGAATGATAGAGATATCTGATCCATCAGGGAACCATCTAATTACATCTCCACTAGTATTACCATCAGTTCCATCAGAGACATATGTTCTATCATCATACCAATCTTCCCAAGGATAGTTCTTGACAGTAACATATGTCGGAACCATCTTACCTGTGGCATCAGTTACATTATATTGTGGTTCATCATAGTAATCTTCCCAAGGATGTTTTCTACTATCAGCAAACTGTATGTAAGGTGTAGCATTGAACGTAGCTCCTTGACAACTAACACCATTACC